ACCGTCACAAAATACTGTAGTCTTAGCTCCTTGTGCAATTACGACTCCATTTGCATCGTGACCAGTAGCTGAAATTTTTAAATTATGAGAACCTGAAGTATTGTTAAAAAAGTTATATTCACTCTCCACAGCAGGAATAAATACACTTATCGCACCTGTTAAAGCTCCAGTTAATTCAATAGTTTTATTTGATGACTCTGCTGTGTCTGAGGCGTTAGCTGTAGTTAATGTTATATTAGATGAACCAGCTACAGATTTTGCTAAATATCCTGCTGAAAAAGCATCAAGAACCTCTAGGTTATTATTGGTATTTGTCCCCCATGTGTTGGCGTTTGCACCAGTTGCCATAAGTTCTAATTTAAGTCTGTCTGAAAATGTACTACTCATTTTTATACCTCTCTAAAATATATCTTTTTTTAATATCCTAGCAACATTTTTTTTATGCTGCATTTACTTCCGTCCATGTGTTACTTGCTCCTGTTACCACATTTGCCCAAGGTGTTTCAAAAGTATCTCCTAGAACTGTTGTTAAATCTATTCCTGTTACATTTACGACAGCCTCTCCGATACCTTGTGCTGTACCTTCTGCAAAAGTTAGAGCTACTGTGGAAACACTGACTATCACACCAGTACCGACTTCAACTGTCTCTGTGCCTAAGGAGAAACTACTTGATAAGCTACCAAGCGTAACTAAAGCATCAGCAGTGGTACTTACACTACCTAAGGCTGAAGTCATGGCCACTGAAGGTGCATCTACTTGTGTAAATATATCGATTACTGGTGTTCCAATAGCAAAATCTAATTGATCGGAAGGTGCTATAACACCAACATTACCTTCACCAGTAATTCCTGACGCTCCAGATAAGGCCACACCCACCGTAAGAGCTGTTGGATTTACTAAAGCAGTTGCCTCTGAAACCTCTAATGTTCCTGCCGTTGAGGTCATTGATAGACCAGTTACAGAAACTATGACACCAGTTCCAACTTCTTGTGTCGTGGTTCCTAACGCAGTGGACATGGACACGCTACTGACGTTAGTTATAAATTCTATATTTTCATTCCAAGCAAAAGAACCCCATGTGCCTCTACCCCAACCTGCGTCCACTGATCCTGTAGCAGACTCATCTCCTGTTGCAAAGGACATAGATAAGCTACTGGCAACTACACCGGCACCTTCGTTTACTGTTACGCCTGATAATTGTGTTTCGAATGAAACACCTGTTAAATTAAAGACAGATACTTGTTCTGCCTCTGCCGTACCTAATGCAGAAGTAACTTGTAATGAGTCTAATGTTACTAAACTATCTCCAACAACACTTTCAGTTCCTAAAGCTGTTGACGCTGATACCCCAGTAACAGATACTGTGATCGAACTTTGTTGGCCCCAAAAGCCTTGTCCCCACGTTCCCTCATTCCAAGCATCTGCCATGGTAATGACCTTCTATATTAAGATAATCTTAATATAGCACTTGAAGCATCGTTAGTTGGAAATGCGATTGTAAATGTTCCGTTTGTTGATGTTTTAACACTACCAAAATCTAAAACTGCAATAGCTGCATTTGTATTTGTTGATGATCTATTATAGATCAAAGCTGCTTGAGCTGATATTGTAGCTGAAGTGAAGCTTACGTTTGCAAAATCAACAAATGCTGTTGATGCTGTTGCACTAGTTGCTGTTAATCCAATGGTTGCACCAGTTAGAGTTGCTCCGCCACTAGCATATGTTCCTGAGTTTCCAACTTCGTTTGTTGCTGAAAACGCTGTAGTGTTTCCATTTAAAGTTGCAGAGTTTGTGTATAGAGCAAGATTGATTGTATCGTTATCAATATCGTGATCTCCTGCCAACAACTCTTTTTTAAATGAAGCACACACTGCTTGATTTATTGCCATTTTTATTTACTCCCTTTATGGTGTTAGCGATTTTATCGGAATTCGTAACACACCATTTTGATACTCATCCCTACGTTTACGACCCATTTGCTCTTGTGCAAAATCTTGCAGAGCCACTTGGTACTTACCTTCGTATAATTGCATATCTTGTGGATTTTTCAAGTATGAATAAGCTTCTGATAAAGTCCCATATAATAAAACTTCAGGTGCATTATTTGAAACAAAAGTTGTAGTGCTAGTGCTCCCTGAACCATTTCCTAATCTCTCAGGAGTTTCATCATACCACATTTCAACCGTGTAAGCTAAATTAGGAGTAGGTGCGACTACTAAAGTATTGCCATCCCAATTACCCCAATATTTTGGTTTACCTGTAAAATTACTGTCAGTGGTTGATCTCTCAGGAGAATACTCATCCATAAAAGTAGCATCTCTTTGTTGCAACCAAGTCCTAGTTCCATCAGTTTCTACTAACTGTAATCCTCTAGCAAATCTAAAACCTCCCTCAGGTCCTGACACATCTAAGAAAGCGTTGTTAGCCTCAAAGGATGTAGTGGCGTATCTCCTTTGATCATCGGAGTCCATTTGTCTAGCAATTTTATTTTCCGTATTAGTTATGAAAACATTAATTACAGAGTTAGACAACACATCACTTGTTACCTCTGTATAGTTTCTTACGTTGTCTAAAAGCTCAGAATAATTCATGATATCTCCACACTTACTTTACCAACACTTGATCCAATAAGCAACTCTCTGCTTTCACTAGACGGTTGCATACCATTTGAAGTAAAAGGACTATCTCCTGATGATCCTACAAAAACAATAATAGGTTCTTGCCTAGCAGGTCTAGCCCAAGGTAAGGCTTGTGCATCTGCACTGTGATAAGATGGTTCTAGTTGTGGATGTTTTGTTTCAAAACAATCAGGACAAGTTTTTAATCCGTTCCACTCCTGTCTTAATTGATGAAATTTATATTGCTGTCCACATCTATCACATATAGCAATAGCATACTTACCTGTAGCAAAAGTTGCCATTTACGATCCGTTTACAAAGTAATTTTGAGGAACAATATGAACAGATGATCTTTGACCATCCTCTGTAAGAGCCCTCTGTAACTCATCCTCATAATACAACTTTAAACTTTGAGTTGCTTGAGGATTTTTCTTTTGAGACAGATAAAAAGCTAATCCTGAAACCATACAAGGGAGAAATCTAAAAGGAGCGTCAGGATCATTAGTGTAAGCTCCTGCGTCTTCTATTCTACCTATATAGTTGTAATTAATTTGTGTATCTGTCGTGTTAGGTGTTTGATACAAATTAATTTCTACATTTGATAAATTTCTTTTTATGTAATATTGACTAGGCTGACCTTGAGAAAATTTATTTGGTAAAGCTTGATACTCTGACCTTGATATTTTTGTCATGGTCGTATCAGTAGTTGTACCTGAAGAAATTTGTCTAAAGGTCATTTCTAGAACATCTGAAGCATCACTAGGAGCTGTATAAGTCGTAGTTCCTGCTGTTAAATTAGATGTTTGATTAGTCACTTTCCATAAATGAATACCTCGATTTCCCCACTCAGAAAATAAAATGTTTAAGCTTCTCCTAGCTGATTTTAAATCATAACCAGATCTAGCTTCAACTCCACATCTTTCATAAGCATCTTCTATGATTTCATCTATCTCTAGATTGAAATTAGTTGTAGTCGAGGTAGCCATTTTACTTTTTCTTCATCATGCCGCCACCACGTTTTTTAGCGACTTGCTTTTTCTTAGCCATACCACCACCACGTTTTTTAGCGACTTGTTTCTTTTTAGCCATTCCACCGCCCATCATTCCCATGGCCATAGCTTTTCTAGGTCTAACATTCATCATGCCACCACCCATTTTTTTCTGCATCATGCCACCACCACGCTTCTTAGCGACTTGCTTTTTTTTGGCCATGCCACCTTTCTTCATTACTTGTTTCTTTTTTGCCATCATGACTTTACTCCTTTGTTAAAAAGTTTTTTATAAGTATTTTGCCTTTCAGCTACTACCTCATCGTAGTAGTCCTTGGGCCATTTCTTATAATAGCCTATCTTATGTAGTTTGCAACTTGCATCGTATAGTTGTTTAAACTTTTGTATTAACATCATGGAATATTCTAGATCACCATGTTTTACAGGTTCATCTGTAGGGTCAACTAAAAACTCTTGTTCCTCAGGATCTGCTGGTGCTGAGGGGTGAAATCCCATAAAATATACATCTCTACGATTATACGTTTTATTGTAAAAATCTATCTTTTGTTGAAACTTTTGCCCATCATATTGTTCCCAATAAGGGTCACAAAATATTATTATATCATGTTTTTTCTTATCCCATGATTTTAAAACATTAGTTAAGTGCCTTTCATACTTAGATCTATCAGGTCTAACTTCTATTCTAAGTTTACCATCTTTACGCCATTTTGCTGCAAAGGGACAGGCAGGGAAACCTATGTGTTTATTCATTGGTTCCAATACAGTCTTGGACCAATTAATTACATCAAGTTTTATTTTTTCTGCTAGTTTTTTTCTTGACACCGTGTTGTCTTCTTATGCTGTCCTTACCTTTTTTGAAAATGTTTGCAACTTGAGTTTTACCCATTACCTTAGCTCGTTGCTCACCTACAGTAAGGATCTGAATTTTCCTTGCAAAAGGTTTGTTGACTTTTTTGACTTTTGACACAGTTTTCCTCGCATCAGTCGGAGTAGCAAATTTAATGCCAACAGTGTCTTTTGGATTTTCATCTGTGTATAGTCTTCTCCCTGACCCTTTAGGTTTTTTACCTGTGCCTACTTTAGGATCTTTTTTTTCCACGTTGTTTAATAACTCCACTTAAAGTTTTAGCTTGTTTAGCGTGTAATTTTGAAGCTTTCTTTAATCCTTTTATTACTTTTTTTATTTTTCTTTTTGATTTTAACATTTTCACACCTTTTTCTTTTTCTTAGCGAATGTTTTTACATTAGTTGGTTTACCACCAACACCTTGAGCTTTTGATCTTTTTCTTGAAACTGCTGATTGTATTTGACCCTTAGTCATTCTATTAGCTTTTGCTCTTGGGACACACTTAGGATACTTTCGCTTAGCATCTGCTTTTTGTTTTGTTCTACCACACTTAGCAAACCCACCGCCTTTTTTCTTAGATCCTATATCGACCCAGTCCTGCTTGAACCACTCTTTTAGTCCGGCTTTGGCCATTTAAACAATCTTTGTAGACTTTCTTTTATTTGCCATAACAGCCCCACAACCTCTGGCCACTCCACCTTTGTTGAACTGTGAAACTTTTTTACGATCCTGTGAAATTTTATTAAAATCTATAATACCACCATCTGCCTTACCTGCAGGTTTAGGACCTCTAAAATCTTTTCTTTTTTTACCACTTGGATCTTTAATTTTACCAGCACAAATCTTTGAAGCATAGGCATTAGCATATGCACTCGGGTAGACCTTAAATTTTCGCTTAGCTGCCGCTTTACCCCTAGGACATAATTTAGTCATTTATCGCTACCTCAACTTCCTCATGAGAACACCCTATGCATCCACACTCTTCACAAGACTTTACAAAAATCTTGCCATCTGAACAATGACAAGGACATCCACATTTTTCACATTTTTCCATCATAGACTCACATTTAATGCAAAGTGTATCACACCCACACATTTTATTTTACTCTACCACCTTTTTTCATAAATCCCATCTTATTTCTTACTTTAGTTGGTAATTTTGCTAAACCAGGATTTTTCTTTTTATCTACAGGTTTTAATCTTTTTTTCTTCATTTTCTTTGTACCTCCCACAGATACTTGTTTTTTCATTTGTGCTCTAGATATTGCCATTAGAAATCAGAAGTTTTAATTAAAAACTCTTCTATCCAAGCAATTCTATCGTCTACATCAATAATTTTTGATTTAATTATGGCTATGTCTTGTTGCATTTGTGCAACATTATCAACCTTTTCCTCAACTGCGTTGAGTCTTTCAGTAAACATACCCCATGTCATCCCTATTGTTGCAATAAGCACAACGTAAGGCAGAACTGTTTTCATCTCTATCTTAATCGACATATACAGTCCGCATCTGTTTTACAATCACACATAATCAACCTCCCTTAGCTGACATACTGTTTAAAGGATTATTTAAAGCCTTATCTATCTTTAAGTCAAGACTTTCTTCTAATAATTTCATTTCATTAATAAGTTCTCTATTGTCTTCTTTTTGTCTGTCTTCCACGTCATTCACGACCTCAGTTATGTGACGTATGTCTTCAGCTTGTTGACGAAGATCGGCCTTCATATCTGAACGCATGTCACGGGCTACGTC